TATTAATATACCAGAAACTTTAAATGAAGTTACTTTAAAGCAATACCAAAAGTGGTTAAAAATTGCTGAGGGTAAAGAACTGGATTCATTTCTACAACAAAAGATGGTAGAGATATTTTGTAATATACCACTTAAACAAGTATTACAAATAAAAGCTACTGATATAAACAACATCTGCGAAGAGCTATCAAAGCTATTTAATAATGAACCTAAATTTATAGATAGATTTACTTTAAATGATAAAGAGTTTGGTTTTATACCAAAGTTAGATGATATTTCTTTTGGTGAGTATGTTGATTTGGATACTTACTTAGCTGATTGGGAGCTTATGCACAAAGCAATTGGTGTTTTATATAGGCCAATAACATACAAGAAGAAGAACCAGTATTTAATAGAAGAATATGAAAGTTCTAATAAATACGATATGTCAGAAACAACATTAGATATTGTATTTGGTGCAATTGTTTTTTTTTACAATTTAAAGAACGAATTACAGAAAACTATCCTGAACTATTTAGCAACACAGAAGGAGATAGAGCTACCTCAGCATCTGCGGG